AAATCTACATCTGTAATATCTCCAGTTGTTACCGTGTTTACATTCTCATCCAATAATAGTTGGTCTTTTATCTTTTGCGTAATTTGATAAAAACCTCTTACTCCCTGTTGGCTCATTTGAACTTGCTTTTAATTTGTTTCGATTCTATTTCGTTTTTTTCTTTCATAAATGCTAACATCATAAAACAATTGTGCATTCCTAGTTTAGTGATATTTTCAAATCTTGTAATATCTCCGTTAGCGAGTGCGTAAATTGATTGATACCAACCCCATTTTGTTGAGAATTGAGATACTCGGTCAAGGCTTCCTCCTCCGTTGTTTCCAAATAATTCATCATAGCTTTCGACAATTCTATCCCTAAATTGTAAAAAAAAACAATGGAACTTAAAACTGCATCTAAAGGCATATCTTTCATATCCTCGAATCCCTTACCGTCATAGTCCTTTATGTTGTATCTGTTACCACTTTTGTTTTTAATAGGTCTATATAGTACTGCCATAGCCCTGTGAATGTTTTCCCAGTCGCCTAAATAGGTATCAAGGTCTATATATTCCCCTAAACTCATATCGTCTAAATCGGGAATAAACCCATATTCAACACCGTTCATTTTAAAGCGTTGTACAAGTTGAGGTATATTCTCAAACATTTCAGTTAAGATGTTAGTAATTAAAGCTACATCATTAACCCTCATTTTTAATACTTCGGGCAACTTAATACCGCAAAATATTTCAATCATTTTAGAGGTTAAAAACTTCTCATCTGTGTTGTTCTCTTGTATCTTTAGAAACCTTTGATACTGGTCTAAAGTAATTTCGCTTAAATCGTTTGGTATGATAACTTCAATCTTCATACTTATATAACGTATTTTAAACGCAATTTTTGAAACAAAAAAAAAGGTAGCCAATTACGACTACCTCTTCAAACTCAATTAACAATTAACTATAATGAAACTCTTATATACTATCTATTAAACCAGTTAACAATAAAAACGTTTGTACTAATAAAAATGCTGCTGCATAAAAACTGGCTAACCAATAAATATTGTTTTTGTCTTTCTTTAAAAATTTCCGTATCATATCTTAACTATTTTCTATTTCAAATTTCTTTGTAATTCTTTCATCTATATCGCAAATAGCTTCTAGGCTCAAAACATTCAATATACAAACCCCATTTAATCTTACGGAATATATTTCAGAAAATGAACCGATTCCACCATACCCTCCCAAATCTAAATCGTAGATTTCATATTCTTCTGCTTCGTTGTATATAAAATCAACCTCAACTTCTGCATCTTCGTATTTCTCTAATTGTATAAACATTGTTTCCATTTGTTCTGTTTTAAATTGTTATTTGAATTACAAAGATACATCTTTTTTTTAATTAACAAAACTTTTAATAACTTTTTTTAGTTTTTTTTCTATTTCATTATGTAGATGAATAGTTTCCAAATCTTCTTCGTCTATTGTAAGTTTTATTGTGCGTTGTTTAAAACAATTCTTTTTAGTGTTGTATATGAAAGGATATATCTGTTCGTCAGTAATTGCTGAACCATAAATAAACTTATTTTCTTTCCTGTGAATAATTACTTTTTGTATCATAGTTAAAAATTAAATAGAATCCCCCCAAGTCCTCTATACTTTATAAATGCTTTTTTTGGTTTTGATATATGTGTAGATTTTAATATATATCTGCATTTCTAAATATATAACGTATAAAAAAAGACAATATACAAAATATATAATACTATTTTCTTATAGTAAACAAACCTACTATAAGTTTTTCTTATCTTTCTTTAAAGTAGGCTAATGCAACCTCGTAGGCTTTTGATAGTTTTAAGAACTGGCTTGGCGTGTTAGGTTCGCTTATTCGTATATTAAAACCTTTTCTAACTTTAATATAGTGTTGAACCAAATGAATCATATCTTGGTTTGTCATCGTATTGCGTAACGCCCTCTATTGGGGTTTTGTAGTTGATAGCTTATTGCGTATCTAATCGCATCTATAATATGGTTGAATTTATCTACTGGCGTGTTTGATTTCTTTTCAAGCCAACTATAATTGTTTAACTCTTTGATGAGGTTTATACTATCTTCGCTAACAATCAAATCGTAATCTTGCAACAAGCTAATACCATACGTTATACTCCCTTGTCCTTTTATAGCACCAGTGAGGTTGCATCCTTTTCCTTTCAATTCGTTTATCAATCTTGGTTCTGCTGAATCGCCTATAATTAAATTAGAACGAGCGTGTTTTAAATTTAGTTGCGCTATTTCGCTTGTTGTAAGGCTAGGTAAGTAAAAGCATTCCTTTAGATATATAACCTTATTAGAAACGTCTATATTGGTTTGTACGAGTGTTGTTGGGTCTGAACTGAATCCATAATCTTGACCGTAAACAGAAACACCTACTTCTTTAAACTCTCCTATCTTCCAATTGCTAAATATAACGCCCTCCGCTTTGTTTAACCAACCACCTAAAATTTGATGTTGATACTTATTCGGTCTGCGCTCTTTAATCGTTTCTATTTGTTGCAAAAAACTTTCCGATAGGTTTTCCTTATTATCTTCGTAAGTCGTGTGTATGTACGTTATATTGTCTTTAGTTGTATTTCTACCCTCTTGTATTCCTTTTGATTCAAAGAACCTATTATATATCCAATGCTCTTTTGTAGTTGGGTTTAATATAAGAATAACCCTATTTTGTTTGAGCATATTCCTAACAGACAAATCTATTTTATCAAATGTATCTTCGTTTGTTAGTTCTTCGGCTTCATCTAAAACAAACGTTGTAACGCCTTGTAAGGACTTTAGGTTTGCCGTTTGGTCTCCGCTTGATGTCTTTATACCTTTAAATATTATCTTGCTTCCTGTACGCTTATTTACAATCTCATCTTTAGTGATATGGAAATCGCCAAAGATATTAAGCAATTCTAACTTCTCTATAAATTCTGGTATAATAGAAACGTATGCAGAAGTAAGCGTATAACGAGTAAACAATATAACGTGTCCCGCTTCGTATGTAAGCAAAACAAGTAATAAGGTTAATGTAAAAGATTTCCCCGAACCACGTCCACCAGTGACAATAAAATAACGGCTATCAGATTCAGTAATTGGAGAATACTTTTTGTGTATCTCTATCATTTGAATTTAATCAAATCCTTGAAGTTTATATTTAACCCCTCGCTAGAATTTATATCAACCGATTCTTTTGGCTTACCGTATCTATAATTGAAGTATAAAGTCATAGCACGTTGGTCGCCCTCTTTGATTTTCTTACCTAACATTTTTATAACCTCATCGCTATCAATCAAGTTATCTAGTTTCTCAATCAATTTAGATTCATCAGCTTTTTTAGGTCGTCCAGCTCCTTGTCTTGCACCGCCGTTATTCTTACGTTTATCCATAATAGAAAAAATATTGTTTATTCAATCTACTTATATAACGTAATTATTTAGCGTTTTTGTACTGGTATCTTTCTTGTAATGCGTTTATTTCGTCTAAATAGTGATTGACTAGTTTTTGATTGTCCTCTAATCTTCTTCTCTCTAACTCTCCTAAATAATAGTTGAGTACCTTTTTGTAATATACTGCGTTCATATTAAAATAATCTTATTTGTGATTTGTGTTCTTTTAATCTTTTGATAGCTGCATCGTAATATTCCTTATCTAATTCACAGGCGGTTAAATCATAACCTAAATTGTGACAGGCTATTGCAATACTTCCACTGCCTAAATGAGTATCTAATATTTTATCTCCTTCTTTAGCGTAATTCATAAGCAACCATTCATATAACTTTACAGGTTTTTCGGTTGGGTGTATTCTAGGCGTTCCGTTATTTGCGTGCGCGCCTAACCAAAATTTAGTAAAAACCCTTGCGTTTCCGTCTATATTAGTTAAAGCTAATTCACAGTCAGCATAACTATTATTACCTGTTTTCTTATCCCAAACAATATAGCATCTTGCAGGTTCTAATAAATTAGTAAAATAATTACCACCCCAAATAATATAGTTTTTAGACACTCTTTTTAATTCATTAAAATACTCTTTATTAGGTGCAATATCCCAATCATTATCTCTATAAAATTTTTCTGCATTTTTATTAGCTGTATTTCTATTTATAAAACTTTTACTTCCTGCACCAATCCCATAAGGAGGGTCTACTATTGCTAAATCAAAGTAGTTATCCTCGTACCTTGACATAAGCTCCATATTATCTTCATTTGTTATATTCATTGTATTTTATTTAAAATGTATTTCAATACTTCTATTTCTTGTTTGTGATGCTCTATAAGTGAATCGTATTGTTCTTCTGTTATAAAGCCTATTCCGTTTTGTTTGTCGCTCTCTATTTGTCGTAGGTCTATCTTACGCATTGTAAGTAGTGCGTCTATTTTGTTTATCGCTCTTTGTTTCATTATTTAAATATTATTGCATAGATTCCGTAAATTGTAAGTCCTATATAAAACAATAGAACAGAAGCGCTTATTACGGTTAAAGATATTCCAATTATTTTATCAATTAGTTTCCTCATATTTTATCTCTTTTATTATGTCTTTAAATAGTTTCTTTTCCTCTGTACTAAATGTACAATAGTTCATCTTCCTCAACATAAACTTTAGTTGTAGTATCTCAAACTTTGTTCTTGTCATTTTGTTATCTTAAGGTAAATAAATCTAGTAACCAATATAAGATATATAATACCTACCATTGGACTGTCTATAAACATAGCTACATCTCTAACTGTTTCCGTATATCCAAACGCCACAACAAGCCAAATGCCTATTGCAAGTGTAACTAACAAATGAGTTATCTTTGCCAATACAAATGCTAATAACCCTGCCCAAAATCCTTTCTTCAATCCTTTACTCATCTTTTCTATCTTTTTATCTATTACTTTTATTTCGTTTTCTCTTACTATCATTAGTACGCATCTACTGAATTAAACCCCCCAATGATTTCGCATTTATCTTCATACTTCCAATTCCAACTATTAATCATCAATTCAATGCGCTCCATTGCTTCCGATTGCCTTTCTTTAGGTATTTGACTGACTAATTTATGAAGTGGCGTTACATCGTTGCTTTTGCGCTTTAATTGGTACGTTAGGTTGTCTATTTCTTTGTGTAGCTTTCTTATAATCGATATTTGTTGAACCGCAGTTTTTATTTCTACTTTAGGCATTGACTTGATAGGAAACATATCATTGATTTTATCAAGGTCTTTATTTGCCCTGCAATACATATCGTATTCTTTTAATGAGTGTAGTATTGTTGCGTGATTGATTGTTTTTCCGTTTTGTTCGCAAATCTCTTGGATTCCCCTTAATGTTAATCTGTGTTTGTGCTTTAGTATGTGGAAGAACACCGCCCTCAATTCAACGTACTCCCTACGTCTTGTGTTTTTGAATATGTTTAAACCAGTTAATTCTTTTAATTTATCAGCTACTTCTTGTGGATTCATAATTTATTTTTTTAATTCGTTTTTATATGCTTGCGCTGCTTCTTTTTCGTCTGTAAAGTACCCTAAATGTTTATTTTTACCTTTTATGTATATGTATGCCCTCCACTTCTTTATATTTTTGTGCCACGAAACTCCAACGTACTTTGATGAACCACGTACGGTATCTTTTACGGTATTTTCTCTATTTGAAATTAATTGTAAATTGTACAACTTATCATTTTCTTTATTATTGTCTATATGGTCTACCACTATTTTGTGACCGCAAGGTTTATGATTTAAAAAAGCCATTGCAGATAATTGACTTATTTTACAGTTTGTAAATTTCTTACCGTTTTTACAAAGAGTGACCCTATATCTCCCATTGTTATTTATGCTTTTTTTTAAAACCTTTAACTTATTAAATTTTAAACTCCTAACATTACCTAGATTGCTTACTTGATACATACCCTCAAAATCTGGTATATCTTTCCACACCTCTAAATTTAATCTACTTAATAGTTTTGCATTCATTCTGTCCTTAATTTTAATAAATGATAGCACTCTGTATATTTTTGTCGTGCCTTTTGTTTGTATTCTTGTCTAAATAATTCGTATAGCTTTTTAGTGTATTGGTATTTTGTTGTGCAACCCTCAAAGTATTTTTCGGCAAACCTTTTTCCTTTTCCTTTGAAGTAGTTTACATTATCCGCAGTATCGCCTACAATCATTTGTTCATAGAAATTGTACATCGCTTCATCTTCTGAAATGTCTAATATCTCTTGATGCTTATAATGGTAGTTGTACATTAAACAAGGGAACTGTTTGTAATCTTTGTCTATTGATACTATCATAACATTATCCCTACCAATTTCTTTGCTTAAATTATACCAGTAACGAGCAACAAGGTCGTCTGTTTCAATTCCCATTCCCCAAATAGATTCGTATTGTTCTTTGACGTAATCGTGTACATCGTGTAGTAATGGAGGTAGTTCTTGCTTTTTTCTATTGGCTTTATATACTGGCGTGATTAGTTTTCTAAAGTTTCCCTTTGAACCGCTAAATGTTAGCACCTTTTCTATGTTGTATTTTTCTTCAAGGTCATTTACTATCTTCATAAACTGCTCATCAAATTTTGCAATGGCATCGTCTAAATCTGTATAGTAAGGATAATCGTCTTTGTTCTCTCTTTTTCTGTAACAACTGGCAAACACCAAAGAATCTGCATCTACTAATAATATCATAACTTTTCTAATTTTTGCGCTCGTTTAATTGCTCTCCATTTATCCGACCTTAATTCGCTTACTACTCGGTCAAAGGCTTTGCGTTCGTTTTGTAAGTTAGCAACATATACAGAAATCCCTAGTATTGCGTTTGATAGCTTTATAAGTTCTTCGTTGTCGCTTTGCTTTCTCCACTTCTGAATAATCTCTAAAGATTCCGTTACATCGGCGTGGTATTGTAGTTCTGAATAATTTCTCATTTGTTCCGTTTTGAATTACAAATATAAACAATTTTGTTAATAATCAAAAAAATATATTATAAATATTATACCAAATCATCATCGTAACTATTCCGACTACTATCCAAGTTATTTTACGCATAGCAATAATATTTCTGTTGTTAGGAGGATTCATTTTCAACCTCCTTTTGTAAGTTGGCTAAAGCCCTCCAGGCTACTTTGGTAGAGTGTCGAACTCCGTCCGTGTCTATTGTTCCAGCTTCTAGTAAATGTCTTGCAAGTGCATCTAATTCATCCCCACTCTTTGACCTATCCCAAGCCAAAGGAAGCATTGGGTTGTGTTGTTGTTGCCCTACATAACTGCATTTAGCAACTTCTCGTATCGCATCGGGGAAATACTTTAACACCCCCGAATAAACTGGTATTTTCTTTCTATCGCTCATTCCTGTAAATATTAGCGCAAACTGCTAACCGTTGATTTTTGTTAGGGTATTCTTTAACCATAACATTATCGGTCATACATCTTTGAATAAACTCATTTTGTTTCTCCGTCTTTAATGGCTTCGGTAATGGCATCTTTTATTGGTTTTAATGATTCAACTTCTTTTTTTAGTTCAGCAATTACTTTGCTTTGGTCGTTTAACCTTGTGAACAATTGTATAAGTACATCTTGCATTTGCTTCATCTCTTGGCGCAAGGTATATTTTTTTGTTTTCATTTGTTTAGGTTTATAAGTGTCGCTTGGTTTTCTTCCAATAAGTAAACTGGCTTCATTAGTTTCTTTTTAGTCCAAAGGGTTGTATCGGGACAATACAAATCTTTTGTTTTAGGTAGCTTAATTGTGTTTAGCCAATATAAATAGTTTCCTTTTGTATCATTCACAAAATACAGTTTAACTACATTGTCGGGAAGTTCCATAAGTTTGTCGTATTTATACTTTTCCAACATTTTATCTTTATAGTATTTTTTACGAAACTTCATCTCAATCACACAATCCTCTCCTTTAGGGGTTTTGCCTTTAGCATCGTAATGGTCGTAACCACCTCCGCACCATTCTAAATCCCAACCGTCAAAGTTTAAAAATGCTACAACCGTTTGCTCTAATTTGTTTACATCTTTAAAGTCCATTTGCGAATATTGTATTTAAATCATTAATCATTTTTTGCCATATCTTACCATTGCAAGTACAGGGCATTCTATAAGGCTTGTGATAGTATTGTGAATACAGGTTTGCAATCAATTCTTTTTCAGATTGTACTATTGTTGATTTGCTTGATTCCCTAAAGTCCTTCCATTTATCGTAATCAGTTTGGTTAAATTTAGCCATTTCTTTTTATTTTAAGTTCATTCCATTTTTCCCTACGCTCATCGCACCCACAATCGGGATACAATTTCTTCCATACATAACGTATTCCTGTGTACTTTGTAAAGTAGTACACCAAATCTCCTAGTCCCATAATTTCTCTTTTAGTTTTTCGATTACTTTTCTATATGTATTGTAAAGTGAATAATAAGAAATATTTGTATCTCTTGAAAGTTCGGCAATACTTTTACCGTTATCAATTAAATCAAATATCTTCCTATCATACCAGTACATATTATTTAGTTCTTTTTTTACTTGGTCATAAACAAGGTCAAAATTGTTAATACTAAAGTCAGATTCTACGTCATCTAAAACCTCGTCCGATTCAAAATATATATTCTTTTCCTTTCTTTTAAGGTCAAGAAACAAAGTCCGTAATGTTTTAAAAACGTAAATGTGATTAATATCTCCCTCTCCAAAAGATATATCAAGTCCGTTGTTTATTTTAACTTGAATCTTTATATACATCTCTTGTACTAAATCTTCAGCGGTTTCTTTATTACAACCAAACGTACATACAATATCAACCCAATCATCGTGCTTTTTAAATATATCCTCTATTCGTCCCATATTGTAATATGAATTGCAAATAATAAAAACATTAAAGTATATTGTTCGTAGTATTCATCATCGGGTACTTCGTCAATATCGGGTTCTTGTCTTGGGTTGTAATGCAATAAGCCTACTGCCAAACCTCTTACTGGAATAAATTGTACATCTACATTGGTCATTTTTTTGGTTTTATGTTAAAGGGTCATATAAATCTCCTACAACGGTAGGAAGTCCGTATTCGTTTACTTCAAAGCTAAATGTTTCAAAAGGAAACCCTCTACTTCTTTTGCATTTGACTGTTATCCATTCTTTGTTTACTGTGTTGGCTTCTAATTGTATTTGAC